ATCGCCAAGGACGCGGGAAGCAGCATTAGTCTTAAGGCTACCACCAGCATTAAGAAGCATATTCTTAATCTTAGAATTAAGAAACTCATCCTTTAACTGGTCAAGATAGTAACCAGTCTCAGCCTTAGAAACTTCCGGCTCAAAATTACCATACCGTTCGACAAGCACCTGCACATCAGGCACAGCGCCAAACTTGTAATAATAAGACTTCAGACCCTCCCACACATCCCGGTGGGAAGTAAAAAAATCATCAACATTATCTTTCAGAAGAGTAGATATATCTTTATTTGTACATACAGCGGAAATGACCGCAGCCTCAGTGTTCACCATTAACCTCTTCCATCATCTGTTTAGTTTGCAACCTAATCTTAGCACGCCAAGCATTATCTTCGTCAACCTTTTTTAACATCTCATCTAATCGGTCAAAATTATAAAAAAACCAAGTCAACGAGTGTCCTTGGTTTGTAGTTTTGAAATAGTAATCAAGCAACTCTTTCGCTCGATCATATCCGATGCTTTCGATAACATCATTCATCGCCCACTTTTCTCTGTGCCGATTAACCGTTGGCTTCCGCTCATACTTGTTATCAAACAACCTAATGTAATGATTAATCAGAGCGTAACATAGTTTGCTATCATCTTTAGTCATCGCTTCAAATCTTTCTCAATCTCTTCCATCTTCTCCAATAACTTCTTCTCAACAAAGGAATACACACGATCCATCGCAGCATTCGTTGTTTCATTATTACGCAAAGAATCTTCTACACCAAGAGAAACACGAACACTCTCGTAGTTGCCAAGATTCCTGACATATTCAAGATTCACTCGTACACTAGTCATTTACCACTCCGGTTGCTTCCAGATGGGGACGAATTCCCCTTCTTCGCTCTTAGTATATAAGACCTTTTCATTTCTAAGCAAGGCTTCTAGTTCCGCCTTGCTGGGAAGATCACTAATCGTTGTCCGACCATCTTTTCGTGGACGGCCTCGATGAACAGTCTTAAAAAACTCATAAATTTCTCTTACATCGTCTTCGTTAAACATGTATTGAATTAGTTTATTAGTACCATCTAAAGAATACACCGCTTGAGGTTTTCTAATTTCTTCAGCACGAATATGTCTTTTCAAAGTATCGACGTGTCTATTTAACATTTTAGAAACTTGATTAGATGTGTAAGCGCGTTGCCTACGTCTATATGCATCAGTCAAAACGTAGGCAACGCGCTTATTTTGTGAAAAATCCCAAGCAACAATAAGATCTTCAGAACGGTGAGTTTCTAAGGTTTTGTGCAAACTACCATTTAAATAAAAGTAGTTCCACTTACGACCTTTGCTAACTTTTTTTCTTTTTTGTAAAGCCATTCTGTAAATCCATTCTTATCTGTTTTAAGCATCCATCTCTTACCACACATACTACAAAATAACTCTAGCCGTGTTTCAGATGAAAACACTCTATCAACAAATACTCGTCCCCGGCATTTTTTGCAATACATAATTATTCACCGGGAGTTGTAGTACCGCTCTCGTCAAGGACTGGAGCGACAACTTCGACTGCAACATCTGCTGCCTGCCCTGCCTTGCCCAGCGGGGAAAATGCTGTAAGAATCTGATCAAGATTTGTCCCGCTAAGTAGGTACTGGTAAAACAACTGTGATGATGCATATACTGCAGAGAATGACTGTAGCAAATTAGGTACAGAATAATCTCCATTAAAATGCTGCCATGAAATTAGTACAGATGCTACTACTGAAATAGCAACTGCAATTGTATGACGCAATCTTGAACTAAGGTTAATTGTCTTAAGCACTGATGTAAGAATTGTTACAATAATGCCAAGGCTAAGTCCACCTACTAGTAGTCCACCGTTCATTTTTTTTCTCCTATTTAATCAAATGTATCTAATACATTTTATTTTTTTGTTTTTATGCAGAAAACTTTTTTCCATCAATAAAAACAGTATAATCATTTGATATTTCTATCAATTGAATATGAGGATATTCACCATTTTCAATATGAGCAATAGCAAAACCTTGTTGCCAATTATGCACAGTCGTATATTTAAATTGTGAATTTTTTACGTCACACATATGACCAATTTCATATCCTCGTAAAGTCTCATTTCGAAGTTCATGAGTTTTATAATATGTTCCAAGTCTGTGCGAGTGACCACGCATCATTGAAACTCCATAAGACTCAACATCTTTACGGGCTGATTCTCCAGCATTTTGAGATAAAGCAATTCCATGATGAACATGAATATCGCCAAAACGCTTTTTAGGCAAATCATTATAATAAATGTATTCGTATCCAAAATCTTCTAATCCCCATAAATAATTAGGGTTAGCAAATTTAAGAATATCGGGATTCTTTTTTTCAAAATAATCAAATACTCTAATGTCATGATTTCCCAATGCTGTAAACAACTGTGCTTTAGGAGCATGCTTTCTTACATCAGAATAAAACTTTTTTGTATCAGAAGACTCTAACGCTACCATTTTAAGAAGATTTTGCTCATCTTCTGGTTTAGCGTACTGTGTAAGAAATTCATCTGGCTTGCCATCGGAGTACCTTGAATAACAATTTTGATCATCAATGTCTCCAAGCAAATCAACTACATCTGGCTTCCACCATTTCATGACTTTAAAAAATAATTCAGTTGCTCTATTATCTTGATATGGAATTTGAAAATCAGAAGCAATTAACCATTTAAGATCGTTAGTCATTTAATTCCTTTGTTTGATGAGCCTTATTATGTTGCTCGCGGGTACAGAGAAAAAGATTCTTTAATCTATTATCTTTTTTATTTTCATTTATATGATGAACAGTTTCCCACTCTTCTAATATTCTGTCAAGATGAGATTCTACAACAAGGCGGTGTTCGTAATACCAGCCTTTAAAAGACTTGGGATGTTCGGGAATATTTATTAAAATATAACCATCATTATTTTTAACTGTTCTTTTCCCCCATGATTTTACAGGGGTATACATTAATGACCTATTGCTATAAAGTGTAATGCAAAATGATTTGTTGCTTGACTCCATTTACTGCCGGATGGTTGGGTGAGATAAAAAGTTACAGAATCTTTACCTTGTGCCCCAGTTGTTCCGCCAGTAATTGCAGTTGTCCTAATTGTAACACCTGCAGTTGGCCCATCATATGTTGCAGTTACTATTGGTGTAGACTGGAAACTATTTCTAAACCCATAAGTATACTTTAAAGTTGGAGTGTTCCAACCAGTCCATCCAGCAGTGTATTGGATAATATTTGCTTCTATTCTCATAGATTTTATAGAAGAATCTAATTGTAATGGTGCCGACCAATTGCTAAGAATGTAATATTTATGTGCTGTTGCTTCATTTGCTAATGCTTCAGATTGTGCTATAAAATTATTAATAGCCTCTACATCAACAATTAGGTTATTAGACATATAATGTTCCACCATCCTTATGCATGGATGCTTCTTTTGAACTTACAAGAATTACATCTTTATACACAAAACCTAGATTTTTAAAAATATCTGGATCTGTAATATGCATCTTTTTATAATCTGATATTAAGTATATCTTATGAGTAGAGATATCCCTAATTAAAGTTCCATCTCTAAATCCAACTACACCAGAAATTTTAACGTCTTTCATGGCATATTCTGTTGTATGAATAACTTTAAGATTCCAAGACTCCCGCGCTCTATCTGAAACAAATCGGAACCTTTTGGAGCCTTTGACAAGAAAATATCCTTTTTCTGTCTGAGCAATCAAGCCGCCCGGAACGCGGGTATTAGACCTACGAACCTTTCTTCGAAGAAGCATTTGCCAATGCCTTTGAAAGTTCTTCAATACGCTTGTCGCGGCCCTGAATTTCCTGAGTTGCCTGTGCCTTCAGCACAGCCATCTGCATTTCATAATTTGTAGTAACCTGACCAATACGGTTCTGAAGTTCCTGCACTACAAGTTCAATCGTTGTCGGTTCAGCCTGCTGTGGCTGAGCAAAAGTTTGTTCTGACATTTTATTTTCCTTTCGTGTCTTTTACAGTATAACAAAAATTTTATTTTATGGGCAAGGGTCACGAAGAATTAATAATGAATCCCCAGCCAATTTTATTTATTTTCGGGTTACCTATATCATAATATGTTCCTGTACCACCAAATTCCATGTTCCCCCAGAAATTACCGCCAAATGCTCCGTATAAATGATTTGCTCCTACTACAGGGGGTAAGGGGGTAAAAACATAGTAAGGTCTTCCTCCTCCAAACGTATCTCCACCAAAACTGCTGATAAGGCTGGTGGTAAATGTTGAAGGAAGAGCAGAAATACTAACTGCATTTGCCCAAGTAATGCCTGCACTATTTGTAGTAATAGTTTTTGTAGAAGGAGTTTCAGAAGTTTGACTATATAAAATAGTTTGTAAAATATTTGTACCATTAACATTTTGAGAAGCAGAAGTTGACATTCCTGAAGGTACAGTAGTAAAAGGAACACTTGCTCCGCCTCCCGTCCATGTTGCTGCATTAATTAATAATAGATCACCTGACGTACCTTGAGATGGAACAGAAAGATTATTTCCATTATAAATAAAAACACGATTAGCGAATAATGGATTTCTTCCATCTCTAACAGCAATAATTGTTACTTCTATTTGCCCAGAACCATCAAGATTGTATGTAAGATTAAAATTATCAGCAGATGTTCCTGTCGCAGTTCTTGTATAAACAACTAAAAAATCAATCGTACTTGCACCAGTCGTAGTTGTTAATCCAACAGTCCAACCCGTAGGAGTCGTTGGAATAAAATATCCTGAACTATTTGGTTGATCATTTAATACATTGACAAAGGCAACAAGGATATCACCTGCAGAAGCAGTGCTTGGTGTTAATGATGATGCCGCTATGCTTAACGAACCATTTGCAGCATCAGGATAAGCATTTGTAGAATAGCCACGAATGGTAGCAGGCATATTAACTCCACATAACTTGAACGACTAAATCTGAACCGGCAGTTGTTGAATCAACTTGAGTTACCGCCACGGTCAAATAATCACCAGAAGCCACGCTTGAGCCACTATTAAATCCAGATGAAATTAATCCAGAAGTTGTTGAGCCGGAAGGAATAGATATTCCAGATGCAGTGAATATACTATTTGCTCCAGTAATACCGTTTTTTCTAACGTCTATAATCATAGCAGAACCTGAAGGAGCAGTTCCTAAACTTGCTCTAACTCCAGTAATTGATCTTGTCCCGCCTGTATCATTATAGAATCTATAATCCCAAGGCCCGGTTGTTGAAACAACTCCTGTCACACTAAAGGGAATTGTTTCATAGAAAAACTTATTATTAACATAATTTTGAGTTGCTACGCTTGAGCCAGAAACTGTTAAAGAACTAAAATTAGTTTGAGATGTTGATGCTGAATTTCCGGCATTTGTTGCATAAGCGACGGAAGCGTTTGTGATAGAAGCAGATGGGTAATAATAAGATGATCCTTGACCACCTAGATTTGTAGCATTACCGGCACTTGTAGCATAAGCAACTGATGCAACAGTAATTGAAGCAGAGGGATAATAATATGCTGAAGATTGTCCACCCAAAGTTGTAGCATTACCAGCGTTAGCAATAGATCCAGAACTTGTTAGATACCCTTGACTTGTTACAAACGCTTGAGTTGCTAATGCTGAACCAGAAATAGATGCAGTATTAAAATTAGCAGATCCTCCCACAAATGTGACATTTGTTGCACTACCACCAGAAATTGAAGAACCTTGCTGAATATAAGTTATTTGAGAAATATTAAGAATGGCTGCGGGGGCAGCAGGCTGAGTACCGCTAGAAGCCTGACCTAACAATGATGAGACAGCCCCTGTTGTTAAAGCCATTACTTGAACAATATCTCCAGAACTAAAAGATCCAGTATAAACACCTTGCATTAACTGATATTGTGTCTGATTGTTTACAACGGACTCATAATTAGTGTTAGGAACATCTACACCATTTTTTCGATACCAAGCATTTATAGAAGCAGAATTAGAACCATTTAATTGAAGACCAAAGTTAAGAGTGTAGTATCCGGGATACGTAAAAGTTACACTAGAACCATTAAAAGTAACACCGTTTGCAGCAGTTGATCCATTCCACGGAATGGCTGAAGCAGTTCCAATAGTTAAGGGTACTGTGGCGGTTTGATAAAAATATCCTGTATACCCCGTAGAAGCAGTTAAGGCAGACTGAGTTGCTATTGCAGATTGAACAAACTGAGTCGTAGCAATCTGAGTTGTCGCAGTTCCCGATGCAGCCGTTGGCGCTAATGGTGCGCCTGTAAAAGTTGGTGATGTTAATTGTGCATATGATGCTGCTGGTATACCACCTAAAGATGCTGAATTACTTGCGCTTGCAATAGAACCAGATGATATTAGATAACCTTGATTATTTACATATGCTTGTGTAGCAACATTAGAACTTGAAATAGTTAATGTTAAAAAATTAGTTTGTGATGTTGTCAAAGAGTTACCGGCGTTTGTAGCATATGCCACAGAAGCAGCGGTAATTGAAGATGCAGGATAATAATATGATCCCGGCTGTCCAGCCAAAGAAGACGAATTTAAAGCACTAGAAACTGATCCGGTTGCTACGCTGGAACCAAGATTCACAACTCCAGTAAAACTTGGGTTATTAATTGGTGATTTAAGTCCAATTAAAGAAGCAGTTGTAGTAGCAAAATTTGGATCATTTCCAAGTGCTGCAGCAAGTTCACTTAAAGTATCTAAAGTTGTTGGTGCAGAATTTACAAGATTAGTTATTTCTCCCCTGACAAAAGCGGTTGTAGCAATCTGTGTCGTATTTGTAGCAGAGGGAGCAGTGGGTGCTAAAGGTGTTCCTGTAAAATTAGGTGAACTTATAGGAGCATAATATGATTGTGCTTGACCAGCAAAATTGATTGAATTGTTTGCTGTTCCGCTTGACGCGGAATATGAAACGCTGGCTGGAATTGGTGCTGCTCCAGCACTTGATGAATATAGGGAAGATCCTGAATTTGTAGCATACGCTACTGATGCTGCATTAATTGATGATGCTGGATAGTAATAAGTTGATGCTTGACCACCTAAATTTGTAGAATTATTTGCTAAACCGCTAGATGCAGAATAACTAACAGATGCCGGAATTGGGGCAGACCCGGCACTTGAAGAATAATTAGATGAACCAGAATTTGTTGCGTAACTCACAGATGCTGCGGTAATGGATGATGCAGGATAATAGTAACTTGATGCCTGTCCACCCAAATTTATTGAATTATTAGCAATTCCTGTAGATGCCGAATATAAAACACTTGCTGGAATTGGGGCAGCGCCTGCTGATGCTGCATAATTTGCTGATGCGACAATAATTGAATAGTTTACTGATGAACTTTGTCCAGATGATGCAGAATAACTAACAGATGCGGGAACGGGGGCTGAACCAGCACTTGCAGCATAACTTACACTGGCGGGAGCGGGAGAATAACCAGCACTTGAAGAATAAGAAGAAGACCCAGAATTTGTAGCATATGCTACAGATCCTGAAGATGTTTGATAACCTAAACCTACAACATAATTTATAGTAGCAACACTAGCATTATTAAGAGTAAGAACATTAAAATTAGTTTGTGTAACAGAAGAAGAAATTCCTGCGCTTGCCGCATATTGTGCAATAGACGCACTTGTAGCATATTGTGCGGAAGCAGCAGAAGTTGATGAACCCGGTGGGCCTTGTGGTCCCGGAGAACTAACAGTTACTTGATTAATAACTTGTTGAATAATAATATTTTCTGTCATGAATTAATGACTCCAGTGTTTACAAGAAACCATCCTGTGAGCAGGGTTGTTTTAATCCCGCCCGATGAAGTCAATTGTAATTGATATGCTGCTCTTGGAGTAATAAATGCACTTGTTTTATTAGAGTTTAAATTAATATTTATTTGACCTGCTGAAGCGGTGAAAGTAATTCCATCTCCCGACACGCCGGGAGCGCCGGAAGCAGTAGCACATAAAATCTGTCCACCCGGCTTATCTCTAACTTCCATGTATGCAGAAGCACCTGTTAGATTAATAGCAGAGCCGGAAGAATCAGTATATGTCAGGGCTAATTGAAAATTATCTCCCTGAATTACATTATAGTTAACTTCTTTCATTCAATTCACCTATTTTATTATATCATTATGCTAGTTTACTTGCTAACATGGAAACGCTTGAACTTAATTCTTCAATTTTTATTTGTTGTTCTTGAACTACTGCCCATAATACAGAAATCATTCCAGACAGACCGTATCCAGACGGATTACCATTTTCGTCATATGAGGCAAGTTGTGGCATTTTGTCTGCAATATCTTCTGCAATAAATCCAAAATTTTCTGTATCTTGATTATCATCTGGAAGAATTGATTTGTATACTACTGGAACAATTTTAAAAGCATCATAAATGTTAACTGAAGATGTATTTAAAATTTTATTTGATGAAACAGAAGAACTTAATTCTGAAAAATTAGATAAAGGAAATATATCCTTTTTAAATTCTTGCTTAGAAGCAGGTCTATAGATACTCTTATTGGGGCCGATCAACAAATGATCGTAACCCGTGGCGGTTGTTGTTGTATTAAAAATTGCCGGTGAATTCACTACTGCTCTATTATTAGAATCCGTACCCCAGCCAAGATATATGTATCTGGTAAGACCTTCCGTACCAAGGCTTATATCTGATGTAGTACTATTATTTTCTACAGTAAAACCATTTCCATAAATTAATGTGTATGAATTCCCAGAAAGAAGATTTATATTGTTGGAATATAACGAAATGCCGTAGTCAGCAATTTCAATACTGCTACTGGCTGATTGACTATCTAGATTTATTAGCCCGTTAGCATAAGATCCCAGCCAACCGGCCACATTCCCATCTGGTCCATCAATTTGGATCGATGGGTTACCTCGCATATTTACATTTATAGCATTGCTTGGAGTTCTTGCATAAATTCTAAGATTTTGTTCAGACCCAGTACCATTTTTATTAGGATAAATTCCATACCAACTATACGGTGTAATTGATCCACTGTCATTATATAAACCAATTCTGCTATATGCATAAGGAGATGCTGAAGTAGGCTTAACTCTATATGATGTTTCAAAGGCAACTGTTGAATTACTAGCAGTTGGAACAGTTTGAGTAAATAAATAAGTTCCCGCACTTCCAGAAGTTGAACTAATTGAATTTGAAAATATAGCCCATCCACCAATAGATCCAGATTGAGCATTTACAGTTCCAGTTACAGAAGCACCAGTAGCATAAAGTGTACCATTAGCATTGACAGTGAATTTTGCATTATTACCAAAATTGTCTGATGCTCCTGCAAAGAAAATATTATTACCGCCTACAGTATCTCCAAGATACATTCCATAGTAACTGCTAGAATTGTTAGAATAAAGATTTTTTAAATCAATAGTCCACCCACCAATATTTCCTGAAGTTGCATTTATTACTCCAGTTACAGAAGCATTACCAGCAATTGAAACATTATAACCATCCCACCTGAAATAACTAGAAGCATTTCCAATATCAAGAACCGGGACAACCTGTGTAGTTATAGAAGTTATTTTTTTATCAGAGTAACCACCAAACGTACCATAGTTACCACCAAATTCTCCCGTTTGAAAACTATACGTTGTTGTTACTGGAACTGTCCTATAGCCAATAAACCAACCTGCACTAGAAGATCCATAATTTGATTTACCGGCGTAAACAGCGCCGCCCTGTAAAACTGTTGTGGGGTATTGAATATTTCCATTTGCATCAAGATTTACAAGTTGACCATTCATATTTATTACACTTGAACTTAAAGACGTAAAATTATTTTGAGTTACATACGTTGATGATGCTGCATCAGTTGTTAAAGCATTTCCTCCAGTAACATTAATTTGACCAGATATTTGTAAATTATTCCCATCCCATTTAACATAGTTAGTACTATTCCCAATATCAATTGTGGGAATATCAGAATTGTATCCAATAAACCATCCGGTACTTGAAGATCCATACGATGATTTACCTGCATAAATTGCTCCACCGCGCACTACAGTTGCAGGTGCTATAAATTGACCAGAGGCGTTTAAATTTTGAGTTCTATTATAAAGGTCTGCAACGCTTGAAGAAACATTAATTTGACCATTAATTGAAAGAGTCTGACCATCCCATGTTAATTGATTTCCGAGGCTGAAAGATCCCGTACCATTAACATAAAAAGGAGTATTTGGATCGTTATAAGAAGCATTTGGATTTGAAGTGATAGCAATAACATTTTCTGAATCAGTTTTACTTACTTGGAATACAAGTTTTTTATTGCTACCGCCTTGAATCAGGAACTGTGTGCCATTCCATTTGAAATAAGTTAAATCATTACCAACTCTAAATTGATTACCTACGAACCACCAATTATACTTATTTAATCTTATTCCGGTATCTCCAGTGTGATACCAACTTTGAGTAGGCGCTCCTTCTGTTGGGTGGAAACCCATTGTTAATTCTTGAATTGATGCAATTACGTTTGATGATCCATTAGAAAAAACCGAATCTACATAATAATCTGTATAAATATCCGTATAGCCTGAATATGCCGAATTACTTAAGAAAAATGAATCGCCATAATAAGTATTTGTATAAATATCAGAATAGCCTAAATTTGTTGAAACCCCAGAAGGATTTGATGTGTTACTTGATAATTGATAAATTCCGGGTACATAAGGATTTGTAGTATTTATTACAAATTGTACAGAATTAGGAACAGCAACAATCGATGCAGCAGTTAAACTTGTTGAATAGTTAAGTCCTGATAATGATCCAGTAAAACCTTCAAGTTGTATTCTTAAACCGGGAGTAAAAGCGTGTCCAGTTGTACTAAATAAAATTGTTGTTGAAGATGTTGACACACTTGCACTTAATATTGTTGTGCTTAAAAGCAAAGGGGAGACTGGATTTATAGATTCAACGATTCCAGATATTTTACCTTTAATTGAAAGTTCTGAATAGTCCAAGGAATTAAAATTACCAACTGTATTAATACCAGAATATACTGCAGACTTAGTTAATACAAAAGTTGTGCTTGCCCCGTAAAGAATATTTGAAACATAAGTACTAGGTAAAAAGGCAGATCCCGTTACTTCTGTTTGTAAAGCAATAGATGAGGCTGTTGTACTATTTGGAACAATAAAATTATTTCCATTTACATACCCGGCAATTGGTGTAACAGAAGATGTGCCTGTTCCCGGAGTAAAAGTTAATTGACTACCTAAACTAAAGTTACCTTGTGAATCAACATAAAAAGGAGTATCCATTGTTCCTTTATTGCCATAACCTATCCAAATGGCTGGCCCTGAAGGTGTTGTAGATGAAGAATCCAAGGCAATTCTTGTGTTCCCAGAACCAGTAGTTATTCTGGTGTCTGAAATGGACCACCCACCTATTTGACCATAATTTGCGGAAATACTTCCAGAAACTGAAGCGTTAACTGCAGACAAATACCCGGCAGAACTTACCTGAAATTTCCAATTATTTACATCTGGAACATAAATGGCTGCACCAACAATTGCTCCAGTAACTTTTTGTGTTCCAGTTAAAACAGAATCAGATATTAAAGGCCCAGCAAGGCTGGCTGCATTAGCATATACGCTTCCACTATTTGTTACTGAAAATCGAGCATTTGTACCATTTTGGTCATCTGCTCCTGCAAAAAATGGTAAAGCATTAGGGATAAGTCCAGTATATGTACCCGGACTACCTGAATACAGCGAACTCGCGGTTAAAGAAAAACCACCAATATTTGCAACATTAATAGTTGCTACTTTTGCAATTAAACTACCAGTATTTGTTACTGAAAAATTTGCTGAGGCCGGATCGGGGTTACCCGCCCAAAAAGCATACAAACCACTGCCTGAAACACCAACATATTCAGTTTGTGAAACAGATGAAGTTAATTTATTGTTTTGAATGGTGAAGCCACCAATTGCACCCGCATTTGCATAAATGCTACCTCTAAATAATGCATCGCCAGTTGAAGAACTTATAAAAACTGTTCGAAGACCTTTAGGATCATAAGCATTTAATCCTGAAGAATTAATAAACATTGTTCCAGAAGGACCGCCGGGAACATTAATTCCACCGCCAGCACCTGCAACAATAGCAGCAAATCCGGTTAAATTAGTTTGAACAGTACTATTATTAGTTACTAGCCCATCTGCGGGTGTAGAAAAATTATAAGAATTAGACCATTCACTATACTGTCCATCAGAGTTTTTACTTCTAACTTGGACAGTATATGTTGCACTTGGCTGTAAACCATTAAGAATTCTAGATATTTGAGTCATTCTATGTCACCTGAATATAATATTCAATATCCATTGGCTGTGAATACTGCTTTGTAAATAATGGAGTTGTTGTAGTTGATGCTATTGTTCTACTTGTTAATTGAGAATCAGAGGTTAAATTATTTGCAGAAACAAATTTGAGATGATCTAGAACAATTGATCCAGAAGAACCATTAAATACAATTGAAGCAGTCATAATTGGATCTGTTATATTAGACTTTGTTAACATAGGAATGTTAATGGAATAAAAATTACTTGCCGTAATATTTGTTATACTAGCAACAGATGATGACCATATGTTTTGGGGCACAGAACTGTCTCCAAAGATAACAGAAACAGAACCAGAAGAAAATGTAGACAAAGAATAGTACAAAAGGCTGAGGGAATCACTATCAGACCATAACGATGAGTCAAAGTACATATTGTTTATAGATGCTGTACTGTTAAAGGGTAGAATAATGCACCCCGCCCCGGATCTTGATACAGAATTAAAATTAGTTGCTCGATTCGCTCCGACATACCAACTTGAAGATCCGCTTGAAGATTCTGCAAAATTGCTTATTTTATAATTATCAAAATAACTTTGTAGATCTACTTTTGCTGGGAAAACTCCTATTTCATAAACGCTAAATGTTGCTGCAGGATCAAGCGTTGTTTTTAAAACAACTTGATTGCTTCCAGAAATAGTCCTATAAGACTTAAAGGTAGTTGGGTATCTGGCTAATTCATATTGAAGTGTTTGAGTTGCAGAACTTGTAGCAACACTACTTAATGCTCCTATTGCTATAGTACCAGCCCAATCTCTGCCATTTCCCGTCAAATAAGCATTAATTGCAGCATAACCATTTGCAGTAATCATATTATCAGATTCTACAATAATTTTTCCATTAGAACTTACAACATATTTTCCTGTTATCACTGTTTCACAATCCTTATTTCATAATCAACATCTGAACTTTCTGAATTAAATGATAAAGAAACTGCATATGTTGCAATACCATCACCAGAAGAAACTTGTGGTTCTTGAGTTATAGACACAACAGAAATACTACTAGGAGGGATCAACCCATCGTGTTCTTCCTGTGTATGAACACCTTCTGTTGGACCGCCCGGAGCAGCATTAGTTCCATTATATTGAGAATCATCAGTAAATAAATCAAAATTTTCATTAATCATTTCATAAAAAATAAAATCTTGTTGGGCGTTATCTGAATCAGATTCTTCAGATCCTGTAACAATTTCACCATACTGAGTATCCATGTCTTGTGGTGAATTTGAACTTGCTGGCGGAGTTGAAGAAGGTGCCTGTGGTACAGATGCAGGAGCATGGGGATTAACCTGACTTGGCTGTGGTGTATGCATCGTAGGATTATGTACTGGAGGATTATGTCTATGAACACTAGGTGAATTACCAGCATGTGGTCTAGTTCTACCGCGTGCAGGAAGATCAAAAACTACATTTGGATGAGTTTTCTTAAAAGCAGCATTATTTCTTGAATCATCGACATGTAAATGAACTATACGTTCATGATGATTTACTCTTCTATTTGCATGATTTCCACTACTAGGGGGTGTATTCAACTAGACTCCATTAAATGCATTATATGTTTAAATTATACTCTGAATTGCAATATAGATAAAATTACTGAGGTAAATAAAACATAGGTTTTAAAACTAGGGAGGTATTCAAACCTTCATTATAAGTTTGAGTCACAGATTTTACATAAAATATTTTTTTATTGTTTGAATCATCTGTATCTTCTGGGTCAAAACCTATCTTTTTTACAGAAAAAACTAGTTGACAATAGTCACCCACTTGAACTAAGGGGTTACCAAAAATTGTTACATTTAACTCTGAGTTGAAAGAATTGCATAAAATGGATATTTTTTCCATCAATCTTTCTGCATCTAATCTGGATTGAATCCAAGTTGAATTAAGTTGTATGTTATTTGATATGTTTGTTGGATCAATTATTTTATCTATTTGTAGAGGATCACTTAATACATTAACAGTACCAGCAATTTGTAAAGGATTCATTTTACCTTTATTTATGTTACCGTCTACGGTTGCTAAAGCAACTATTTGAGTATCACTATTGGATACAGCAAATTTTGCTCTAAATGGTGTAGCCAAAAGATGCGACTTTCTAATACTATTTGAAGTTGTTGGTTGTAAAGTTGGGTAAAGGTTTGTTGGAGTGCTTTTAGGATCGTACCCGGCAAAATCTAAATACATTTTTTTAGGTCTAGCAGGCAGTGTACTAAAAGTTTCATTATCATAAAAATATACTCCAGTTAAAACATTTGGCCCCCAATAATAATAAGGAGGTTCAGCATTTGGAGTATTTCTTACCAACAGATTCAAAAACCTTTCTGTTTCCCAGTGCCACTTGTACCTTGATCCTAATATGGCATATCCAGAGTCCCCCCACCATCTACATGCGTACAATTCCATAAAGTGAACAGTTTTAGTAAATTCTGAAGGTTGACTAGAATTTGAATGTTTTGCTAGATTTTTTGCATATACCCCAAAATCTTTCTTTGGTACTGCACCAGCAACAGAACCTTTAGTTCCTATTGCATAGGGTCCATATCTCACATTATCTACAAAGAACGTGACATATGAATAACTCATCCTATTATTTGAATCCGGCTGTGAAGGATATGAGTAATTAGGGCTATTAGTAAAAATAACACTAAACCTATGAGATCTTCCGTCAAAAACATTTTTAACATTAAAATGGGGAACAATATCTCCACCATTGACACCTTTGGAAGATATTTTTCTTAAAACATAAGAACAATACTCATTGTCCGTTCTTATATAAGACTTACCTTCACTATTATAAATACTAAACATAAGTTTACCGTAATTAGTGTCTATTTGAATTCCAACTTCTAATTGTTGTTTATCATGAATTTGATTCCATTTAAAAGAAGAGAAATCGGGAACAGCAAAAACAGTTGTAAAATAATTAAAAATTGATGCTGATGTTGGAATTGAAGAATCTCCTACGGCAGAAGAACTCTTTGGAGATATATAAATCGGGTATGTTGTAGAATTTTTTTGTTTTTTAAGAACAAAAGTAGCAATATTTTTATCAAAAATAATTGTTGAAGTTTGATTACTAGGTGTGAGAGCAGTGATGCTTGTGCTAGAAGTTATCATATTTTTATTGAAATAGTTAGAAGAGTTGTAGTAACCAGTAGGAGTAGCAACATCGTCATACAGAAAATGATTTCTACTGGTTGTTCCTTTTAGTCCCCGGCTTAAACCTAAAACTTTTCCAGTAAATTCATATCTAATTTTAGTAATCCTATTATCTAAATTTTGAATTTCTTCTCTGGTAGTTGTAATGTCTTGAATTTCACTAATAACTGTATTAATACCACTGCTATAACTAGGAAGAACTGATGTTAAATCAGAGTTTAATAATGGGAAAAATTTATATTCTAGACCTTCCCATTTTACAAGTTCTCCATTCAAAAATGCGTAATCTTTAGCATTAATGATTAATGTCGGACTGGACTCCTTTGTTGCTAAATTTACATAGTCCGGTTTTATATAAAAGAAATTTTGATTATAATTTATAGATTTATTAGACAAACTTTTAATTACTGAAGATGGTCCTGCAAGCCATAAAATATCAGTTACTTCTTCTACATCTGCTAAACCATTTATATTTTGCTGATCGCTAAATTTCTTATTTGGAATTCTATAATTTATAGTAATTTTACCAACATTACTAGTATTAGTTTCAATAAAAGTATCTTTTAATATATTAGAAGTGTACAAAATACGATTATCTAAATTATTCTTTATAGCAATTGGAATATCTGTAACAACAAAATTTGGAACAAGTGTTTTATCATTAAAAGAATTAACAATTTTATCAATATCTGTAAACCTTAAAATTCCATATTCGTCAAAGGTTGCTCCTATTTGATGAGCAACAAACAAAGATTGTAAAGTTTCAATAACTGATTGCTTAGATCTATCCGTCCAAAAATGTGAAATATTCACATTCTTATTTTTTAAAATTTGAACAAGGCCATCATAATCATAATCACTGAAACCAGCAGCATCTAATAAATTAGTTATTGTAGTAAGTAAAGGTTCACCATCACTTGAATAATCAATAGATTGTAAAGACATTAGTTGATTTCTTATACCATCAAATAATGTTAATTCTACTTCATTTGTTGAATTCATATTCCATTGATCTGTATACATAGTAAAAAATGGAACAATATCTGTAAAATCATTATTTGGAGATTTTAAAAACCCCATCATTTTTACATTCTTTTTTAATAAATTGTAAAAAGTTGAATTTTCAGAATACGCATCAAATATAGTATGAGGGAAAGAATTTTTATAAACTGGAATATTATTCAATGTTAAATTTGCACTATTTGAATTAATATAACCAATGGGGAAGCCAGCAGCAGATTCAGCATTATCCAAAGTCTTATTGACAGTTACTCCTTGGACCAAACTGCTAATATCTACCTCTAATCTTGGAGATATTTCAACAATGTGCCCCCTCAAAGTTTTATAAACATTTCTAGATTTAGGATCACTAAGGTCTGTGCTTGATAATCCGGTAACAGTTAAAATAATTCCTGTAACACTACCTGTTACATTTAACAATACTCCAGAATCACTAATTTTTGCAGGATACGTTTGAGTTTGTGGACGACTTGTACTCCAACTATTATTATCATAATAAAGATCAAGGATGCCATGTGAATCAAACGCGCTGGCGGTAAAGGGTATAACAGTTGAAGCCCCGCCCGTTTGTAAGAGAGTCACACTACCACTTGCATTAGTCAGATCTGAATAAAGATTTACTCCTTTAATAACAATCTTATTTACAGACATCATATTATTATATTGCGCTCTAATTGAAAAACTAGCACTTGAATCTTTAACAGTAGGACTAACATAATACCTAAAATTATTATTTAAAGTTGAATCAAACATTTGTTTATATGGGTTTATTTGACCAAACAAGTAATCTGGATTTAATGTAGCAAACGAGATTGGTTTAGAGGATGCCGTATTTATTTTTGAAGTTTTATTTATTAATAAATCATCTGGATTTGCGTAAGGATGAAGGAATAATTCTCCCGGCCTAAAGGAATTAAAACAGGATTCTATCGGATAATATGATGTTGAATAAAAATTCCAATCATCTATTGCAAAAATCTCTGGCCTGTAAAGTAAAACCTGTGCCCCTTCATAAGAAGAATTAACATCAATAAAAAATTGAACAGCATCAAAGTTTTCTTTTGCACCAAAAAATATTTCAACTTTTTTATAATTAATTGAATCTAAATTAATTTTAGAATCCATGAATTGATAATCAGAATAATCTGTATCATAAACTTTAATAAATTGTTGTGTAGTTTCAACCAAATTACCACTATTTGTAAGTTTTATTTTAGGAATTACATCTATTTTTGTAGAATGTATCGCTGGAGCATGATAATATTGTGAAACATTTGAAAGATTATCCGTATAAGTAAAAAATCGAACCCATGCTTTTTGCTTCTTCCAACTATTTATATTAAAAGAAACACTATTTATTTTTTGATTTGAAGAAACAAGACTTGCAGTGAATATGTGAGCAGCGTTGCTTGAAACTATTTGCCAAACTGTTTTATTTAAAAATGAAAATTTATTATTATCATTATATAAAACAAATTTTTCGCCGTTTTTAACTCCTGCATAATTTTCAAAAGTTATACTGGCAGTGCTAGGATTTGCAGTATTATCAAATACTTTTATTTTTACTTCTTTTAAAGGGAAGGTAGTTATATATGGTAAAAATCCAGAAGAAGTTCCTCTGTAAAGGTTGTATGCATTAGCATTATATTGATTAGTATCAAACTCTAGGGCTATCGATGAAACTCCCGGTCCTGCTTGAACGGGAACAATATTTAAACCATCAATATCATTATAAACACTTTTACCATTATTATTAACAGGATTAATTCTATAATAAAAATTTCTTCCTACACCGGGCACATCTGGATATGCAGTAATTGCATCCTTACCAATTGATTTCAATGTAGGATATGTGCCAGCCTGATCTGCTTTAATATAAAAAACCATTTTGTAATATGAATTATTTTTGGGAGTAACAGAAATAGTAGGACTAGAAAGAGTTGCTTTTTTAGAAGGAATATAAAAATTTATAGCCGAAGCAGCCGTATCAAAATCAGAAATAAAACTTGATAAAGTATCTGTCAATGGTATAGCAGCATCACTTGTTACCCAATTACCGGGATTACTTAAAGTAGCAGAAGATATTGGACCGTCAGGTATCGATGTTACAACATAAGGTTTTGATATAGCATTATAGTTCCACTCAGCATATACTACTGGAGCAATAACAATAGAATTTAATCCCGCAAACGCCGTTTCTGAATTTCCTGATAATTGAAGCACTATATCTCCGTAAACTCTATACTCATATCAACATAATCAGTAAGAGCATATCTATGAGTTACATTATATGTAAAATTAGCAATAAACGCTTTGACAATATCAGAACTAATCGCGGGACCGACAAAGCCGGGATAAATCTGATTAATATTCTTAGATTTTGAAGCCGTTGAAACAATTATTCCAGTACCATAATAACCATAACTACTTCCAGAATATGAAGAATTACTTGCAGTAATAATATTAGTTCCAGACGTACCAGTAACAACCCAATTATTGTTTATGTTGGCATATGTACCAGCAAAACCTTTACTATTATTTATAGTAATACTTGCCCCATCCGAAATGAAATCATTATTATCAACATTTAATGTAATTACACCATTTGTTTGAACATAAGAATTAATATTAAAATCAGCAGAAAGGTTTGGACTAGAGCCAAAAACATAGGTTATTTTATTACCAGAAGCAGAAGAAACTTTCCAAGTGCCATTAAATATTTGATCTACACCAGTCACATAAATATAAGGACTTGTATTTATATTCAAATTATGTGGAACTGAGGTAGTCAAAGTAGCCGTCGCCGTGCCATTAGAAAAATTAGTAAAACTAGCATTAGATATATAAAACTGATAAGCAGCAGAAGCGGGCAAGGATTGGGTTGGGAAATAAGTAAAGTTTGCAGCAGAAGCCATAGAAGGATCATTGACACCAGATTTCAAATAACTACTAACTGCATTAGGTCCAGCAAAAGCCCAATTTTCTTGAGCATACGTCATCTTAACCCATACCGGCTTAAAAACATTTTCTTCATAAAAAGATTTAAGCCAAGCACCCCCAAGATTCCCATCAGCAGTAAAATTCCTACCGCCAGCAGCGGGGACAGTCTGCCAAGTAACCAAAATTTTTTTCTTATTAGCAGTAACAAACTTACGCATAGTGCCATCAGCCATACGATTAGAATCTTCAATAATATCATAAGAAATTTCTAATGCTTGCCTATTATGATCCGTCAAACTATACGCGACCGGACTTGAATTTGAAATCTCAGGGTCACTAGTAAAAATTTGAATAACTGGTATAAAACTCATTATGCGCCTATTCGCCTATTTGAAGAATTTGCTCTCTCTTTTTGTTTAATTGTATTAATAACAACTCTTGCAACATCATTAGGATCAAGATCAGACCCAGAAAGAGTTACATTAACATTATACTGTATGTTGTTAACTGAAGAGTTTGAAGTATCTGTCTGATTAGGAACAACACGCACATTACTTGAAGGCGTATCAAACTTCTTACTAGTTACACTCTTAAGGTTACCAAGATTGCCTGATATATACCTAGGAATACCACCATCTGCGAACTTTCCAATAATACCGCCCTTAGCATAACCCTTTACCGACCCACCATCCGAATATTTACCTTCATTGATAGAATCCATAAAACCTACACCATATTTGCTAACGGCACTTGAATTAACCACATACTCTCCATTAGACAACATGGCTGGAATATAATCAACATTATTCTGTGGAGTACCACCCTTTGCATAATAATTACTACTAAGGAATGAATATCCAAATGTCCCAGCATTCTTGAAATCAGTTAATACATTATCCCAGAAAGTTGGCTTAGGAGCAGCGGCTGGTTTTGGTTTGGGTGCCGCAGGTGGAGTTGGTGCCTTTGGTGGAGTTGGAGCGGGTGCAGGGCTTGATGGTGATGTAGGTGTAGGCGTGGGCGTAGGTGTTGGGCTTGGAGTTGGCTTAGGAGTAGGTTTTGGTTTTTCAGGAAGTTGTGTCCAATTTTGTCCTGTTGCTTTTTTATAAATATAGGGGAACTCATTCCTGTAATAATTAATACGCGCTGCTCTAGGGTCTTTAGGATCAGGAACAATATCATGCAGGAAACCCCAAGGCTTAGTATTTTTCATCCAGTTACTTGTGTATGAATGCATAACTTTACCTTGGTATGCTCCATCATAAAGTTTACTAGTATTAATTTTGGCAGGTTTAAAATATTCACTAGGTATCTGGAAAAGACCTGCTTTAAAATCCCTATACTGTGTCAAGCCAGTGCGAGGATTCCTTAAAGCCTCATTTCCTCCAGACTCTTCCATTGCTACAGACCATGCAGTTAAAAGTCCAGCCTTGGTAAATCCTGCCTTTTGAAGAACTTTAACTAAATCCGTATCTTTTATGTAATGTGGGAAATCGCCACCTCCGGGGGATGCGCCGGGACCAAAATCACCTTTATCTTCATAAAAATCTTTTCCAGTTGCTTTTTTATAAATTCCCGGAAAAATCTTTTCCATACTCCTATAAGTTGATACTCTAGGATCATTGGTATTCATAACTACATCATGCAAGAAACCCCAAGGTCCAGTATTAGTCATCCAATTTTTTGTATAAGAATGCATAAGGTTAGACTGATACTTAGCATCATATATTTTACTTACATTTGCTTTCATTGATGTAAATAAATTACTAGGAATACCAAAAATACCAGCCTTATACCTACTTCGATCAACACCTACTGGTGATGGAGTTTTCATTTTTTCATCTCCGCCAGAAACTGTTTCAGCCACCGACCAAGCAATCATTAATTGAATTTTATCTTTAAAATCTTTATTTAAAATTTTTGCAAGATCTACCTGACCAATAATATGTGATGGTTGTACTCCACCGGGTCCACTATTTTCACTAGTTGGTTTACTTGGCGTAGTAAATGTTTTTCCAACACCGCCAGTAGATCCAACAGCAAACTTTTTAGCATTAACAGAATCCATAAAACCAGTACCATAATGATTAACAGAATCTGATTTTACTACATATTCACCATTTGATAATCTAGCAGGAATAGAATCACTAGTACCTGTTCCCGGACCATAAACCTTGCCGCCGGATGCAAAACTTAATGCTGCTTTCATTGGAATAACTATATTCTTAATCTGATTAACAACATCTGTCAGTGAAGTGGTTGGGGAAGTTGAAGATGCTGTACTAGAAGTAGAAGTAGGTGTAGAAGAAGGCTGCTGGCCTCCTGCACCACCTGCGCGATCTGCACCGCCTCTTCCTGCCCCAGCACCAGTATTTCCAATATCATTTGGACCGTTAACGCCGGGAGAAACATAGACATGCATTTCATCTACTAATTTGCCATAATCTCCACCCCAACTTAATTTACCCATCAAAGATTTAAGAATATTGTGTACGGCTTTTGTTTCAGAATTAGTCATATGTCTTTTATTATCTGCTTTCAAAATGTCGTATCTAATATCAATCGCATAACCAGCATGATCAGATATACCACTTGATGCTCTGGCCTGTCTAAACTCATATGAATCTAATGGACCCTTTTTCAAAGTCAATCTGCCTCCACCAAGGGCGGGGCTTGATTGCCACTGGCTAAGGAAGTTTTGGAATAAAGGTCCAGCCCAATCAGCAACAGTAATATTTCTTCCGCCTGCCACTGGGAAGGTTTCAAGTTTTTTAGGAGGTGCAACATGCCCTGAAAGGGTATGTCCACCATTAGCAAATTTACGAATAAATCCACCAACTGCATAATGTCCATTATTAACAGCATCTAAAAATCCAGTACCATATTTGTCAACAGAAGAAGCCTTAACTACGTATTCACCGTGAGAAAGCATAGCGGGAATAGAATCAGAAGTTTTAGTTCCCGGTCCATAAATTGGACCACCCTGAGCAAAGGGGGCCGGTAATGGTTTATTATTAGGACCAACCAAAGATGGGGAAGAACCAGCCTGACCCAATGTTAGGGTAGAAGTACTACCATCTGAAACCCATTTTGCAACGCCGCCGCCTAAATTAATAACTCCATTTTGAATACCAAGAGAAGTAATTGTACCAGTAGAATTAAATTTAACTCCACCAGCAGCCATCCACGCCTTCGCAGCGTCAAACGACGGTTTAAGGTTCGCTTCAACCTGTGAGGGTAAAGTTCCAGTATCTTTTGCAAGTTGATCAATAGTTTTCTTATGTGCCCTAATAAAATCTGCAAATTTTTCTCCCTTTATCGCCGGACTTTGCATATATTTATCAATGGCACTAACTTGAAGAGTAATGTCTGCAGAATTCTTAGCAGCAGTGGCAGCAGCAGATGCTGCAAGTTTATTATTTCGATCAATTGAGTCTTGATAATTTTGTTGCTGAGAATCGAAGGTGTCTTGTTGCGATTGCATCATTGCATCAAATCTATCCTGATTTTTCTGCATAGCATCACTAAGTTTATTAGCAGCATTTGTTGCTGCATCAATCTTACTTTGATCTTTAGCATCTGCCGCATCTTTAGCCTTAAGATCTGCTTGACGGTTAAGTTCATCGTTGTATTGACTTTGAGCAAGCGCCAAGCCAAGGAGGTCACCAGAATTTCTTGCCCTTGAAACATCATTTTCAAGATTCTTTAATGTAAGATCCTGCTGTGCTTGTTGTTGCTTCTTGTCATAAAGTTTCTGACGAGCATCCATTTCTTTACGAATAGATTCAATATACTTATTCTTACCCTTAATTTCTTCTTGAATACGTTTTTGAGATTCATTAAACGCTTTTTGTTCTTCTTTTTGATTTTTAGCAAAATCTTTAGCATTTTTCTGAGAACTTGCTTGGAGTTTAGCATTTAAAGCAGCATAGTCTATAGAAGTTCCAGTAGATTCTTTATTCGCAAAAGTTTGTTCAGCATTTTGATATGTCAATTGATCTTGAGCATTTGTAAGTAACTTACCGCTCCTATCTTGACTAATTGCTTTTAATTGACCCGTTGTCAAAGACAGACCTTGAGCCATTAAATTCAAACCAGACATAAAATTACCAACAGAAGCATCAGTACCCTGCAAACTCGTTAAAAGTTGCTTAAATCCATCAGGCATTTGAGAAACAATTTGATTTAATGCTTGAAAACCAGTATTTGTAACACTCGCAAAAGAATCTCCGTTAATTTTATTTCCATCAACTCCGCCAGCACCAACAGCACCAGTCAAATAGTCTGGAAGACTTTTTAGAAAATCTTTAAATTGTGTCGGGTTTAAAGAACCTATTGCTTGAGATAATGGTTGAACAGTTTCAGAATTAAATTTATTTAAAAGATTCTGAAGACCTGTTAATGATTTCTGTGTTCCATCAGAACCAAGATTTTTATTTAATTCTCCAAGACCATATACAAATTTGTTTAATTTATCTGTTGCTTCTTGAATTGTATCTGTTTGTAAAACTCCTGCAGCCTTTGAAACATTAGAAATAGAAGAATCACTACTTGTTAAAAGGTCATTACCCGTTTTTTTACCCTTAACTGCATCATCTATTGTTTGTTGAGTAACAGAAGCAAGATCAGAAAATTTAAAATCAGGTGAAAGTTTTGAATAATTACTCTGAATTGAATCCATTACAAATTTGATAGAATTATTGCTCGCTGCTTGAACATCACCGGCAAGAGAGTTTCTTCCATACGCTTTAAATCCTGCATAAAATTCAGGCTTATCTATAGGAGCATAGGATTTATTTTGAGAAATAATATCATCTAAAGCGCGAGCCTGAATGTTAATACCTGACTTAGCATAATCCTCAATTTGTTTGCTAACCTGATTTAAAGCATTCTGAGTTGTTATAAAACTTACCCCTGCCGCTTTAGCATTTGCCAATAAATCTACTTTTGCTTGATCGGCAGTTCCTCCTGCAGCAATAGTAGAGCGATATTGATCTTGTAACATTTTTACTTGATCTGCTGGAGTAGCAGCAGATAAAGTTTTTAAATAATTCTTAGTTGCAGAATCAGCAGAATTCTTTAAAGCATCAGACAATTGATCAATTGCTGTTCTAAGAGCAGTAGCATTTGAAGTAGCATTGCCAAAATTAATATCAGCAATTGTTTTAACATGCAATCCAAACATCTGCATAGCATCCGAACTAACTTTAAATTGTCCAGTAAGAGCAGACATGGAATCTCTTGTAACCTGTAAGGACGCTTCAAATTTTCTCTGTGCTTCTTCCTGTGCGCCTTGAATTCCTCCATATATTGCACCAATAATCGGTCCACCCAGTAAAGCCAATGGAGCAAGTTCGGGGGCAAACATTGAAACTGTGCTACCTATAGATAAGCCTGTGGCACCGCCGGAAAGTGCTGAAGACATTGCATTGGGACCACCACTAGACTGCTCGATGTTAGAAGAAGCAACAGAAGCAATACCAGATAATGCTTGAGAGGCCATCATTGCTCCAAATCCCCCTCCAGCACTTAAGGCTTTGCCAAACTTTCCGCCCATTTTACTTAATGTTCCTTGACCACCCATATTATTCAGCATATCAAGTTTTTCTTGTTGCATTGCAAGAGTTTTTTCCTGATCAATTTGTGCTTTCTTCATTTGATCAGCCATTTGATTTGCTGATTGCGCTTCTTGTTGAGCGTCCTGCATTCTTATTTTTGCTGATTTAAGTTCTTCTTCTGCTGCGGCAATTTGTTCTTTATTTGCCTCAGAAGAAACTTGCTTTAAATTTTTAATAAAAGATTCTTGCGCTTTATAACTATTAATTGCTTCAACGGCTGCATCATTTGCAGATTTTGCCACATTTTTTGCCGCAGACAATTCAGAATTAATTGAAGATAATTTATCTTTAGAAGCCTTAATTTGTTGCTTATATGCATCAACTTGCGCTTGGAAAGCCTTATTTTTCCAAAGTTTAATCTGATCATTCTGAGATTTATCCTGACTATCATCGGATTTTTCAACAGTTGACATTTTTTGTGGACCCTCAACTACTGAACCGCCCATTCTAGGAACATCACTAGGAACACTTAAAGTCTTCTTATTATTAGGATCAACACTTCTATTAATCTGATTCTTAACATTATTTGCTGCTTCATTAACAGCAGTCATAGAAACTTTTGTTTCATTAACAGAAACATCTAATTGCTTAAAACCTTCAATCATTTGCTTAATTGCATTAGAAGATGCTTTAAAATCTAATTCTTGTCTTCTAAGAGTTTGTTTTCCAACACCTCCCGCCATCATCATTATTGATTCACCAGAATTATAAGGATCACCTGATCCTGTATTCAATTTAGCAATTCCGCCATTAGCAAATTTGCGGGAATTAATAGCATCAACAAAACCTACACCATAATGTTTAACAGCATCAGCATTCACTACATATTCGCCATTGGAAAGCATGGCGGGAATCATATCATCTTTAGGACCGCCCGGACCTGAAACATATGTTCCTTTTGCAAGACGCAGCATACCACCGTTAGAAAGCCGAACACCCTTTTCATCAAGTTTTATCATTGCTTCAATAACAGAAGATCCCATATTTTCTTCTGGGTATTTCCTAGACTCTTTACTAATTGAACCTGTAGCAAAAATTTGATCTGAAGCCATTGCGTATGGAGGATTATCAATATACCTATTAGCAATACCTTCCAAGATGCTAACAAATTTATCCTTAATAGTCGGATCTTTGTATGCTTTTCTGGTTGACTGAGCAGCAACAAAAGACCTTTCCATTCTAGATGCAATATCTGAGGCAAATATTTGTTCCGCCGGAATATTTAATTTTATAGATTGTTCTATAGCCTGATTAACTCTTTGTTGCAAAGAATTTTTCGCAATTTTTAATTGAAGCAATTTTTGTGGATCATTTTCTAATAAATTATTATTTTCCATTATATTAAATGCTTCAATTGCTACATTTGCCTCTTTTAAGTTAGCAACTTGACCATTTCTATCAACAACTCTAAAGAAATCATTTTGCATCTCAAAATCAAGTAGTTCCCCTACTTGTCCTGAAAGACTTGATGTTTTGTTCAAATGTCCAAAAATTTGATTTTCTGCTGAAGTAGCAGAAACAGTACCAATTCCAATTGCGGATTTACCAGTTGTTCTATCTCCATAAGGAGAGGGCACTGAACCTAGTAAATGTCCATGCTGTAGACCAAAAATATTATTAATTGAATATACATCAAGATTTTTTAAATAATTTTTAATATTTGAAGGTAAAGAATCCATTTCTGGAAAATAATTTTTTCTTACATATTCATTTAAATATTTTATTTCATCTGAAGATAATTTTCTTGAAGCAAGAATTTTTCTTTGTTCTTTTCCTATATCTTTACCATATCTCATTTTATCTCTGACAAATACGCCCTTTTCATCATCATTCATTCTTATAGTTTGAGGATAAATGTCTGTTAGAGTGTTTGAAACTTGCGTTGCCCTATCCATAAGCCCAGAAATAAATTGTGCATCCTCAAAGGAAAGATTTGCATCTACCATCAAATTTTCAACAGTATTTAATCTTTTAACTTGACCACCAGTTTCAAAACTGGCAATTCCACCCTTAGCAAAACGACTAATAATACCGCCGTCTTTTCTACCAGTAACCATAGGCTCAGACCAAGCATACGAAGCCAGTCCCGGCTTATCAGAAACTATAGGAAGAAGAGGATCATACTTTCTATACCCAAGTTGATGCTGAAGCATCTGTCGAATGTAATAATCTTCAGAATCAACCTTGTAACCTTGAGTTGGGAACAACTTGTCATACTTACCCTTTTTAAGTTCCGCCATAGGCATAGAATACTTACCCTCAAGATATTCTTGAGCAAACTTTAATTCTTCTGGAGTAATACCATAACGCTCTTTATCTGAAGCACCGTCCCATCCCGGAATATAATTCCGGGCACTAGATGGATTCCTCTTCTTATACCTCTCAACAATGTCTTGAATAGTAAATTTAATTGATTCTGGACCCGGAGGTGCTAGTCGGGAAAGGAAAGGATCATCAGCATTCTTAGGAATACTAGCAATACCGTAAGGATTAATATATCTTACGCCTGTCTGAGGAATACCATCAGACCTTACAATAAATTCTTTCTCACCCATCTTGCCAGAATAGTTGGCTCCCTGAATACCAACAATTGAACTCTTAGGAACATCAACTTCAATAACTCTACCAGTGTCTCCACCATCAATAGGTCTACCAAAATTCATAGGTAGAGTTGGATCTAGAGACATTGAATAATATGGTTGTGGTGCTTCAATTGGACCTGCTGTATAACCGAAATGTCCGGGAGAGAGATTCCTTCCAGTATTAATTCCATTATTGGGGAAACTGACTGCTCTATATAATCTTACAGTTTCGCCGGGGATTTTAGCAAGAGCATCTTGTATTGATTTTGATCCAGCAGATACAATTTGTGGATCAAGGTTTCTTAAAGGTTCTTTATTTCCCCAGTATTTAGATGCATGTAATTCAAGTGCTGCGGATAGGGCTGCCTCATGTTCGCTATTATTAAGTTGATGAGATTCAATAATTCTAGTAAGATCTTCAGTTTTAACATTCTTAAGAACATCAGCATTTCTTGTAGCGAAGAACTGCTCTACCGCATTACCAATATATAGACTTTCAGGAGTTCTTAAATATGCTTCAATTTCGGCAGATGTTGCCATTGCTTTAGGAATAAGCATTTCTGAAAGTGCTGCAAGGCCGCCGGAAGCATACTTATATCTACGAGGATGGTAACCAAATTGTCTGTGATGAGTAAATGAGCCAGATCTTCCCTTAGCACTGCCGCCTTTAGCATACCCCATCGATGAATCATAATTCATTTCATTAGAAACATCATTAATCATTCCGCCTGAAGCATATCTTGGAGTAGTTAAAAATTCATTTGCTGTTGGAGAAATTTGAGCAGGAGCATTTTCATAATTAGTATTTGCTACCCTTCCACCATTGGCAAACCTACGAGTATTTATAGCATCTAAGAAACCATTACCGTATTGACTTACTGCTGCTGCATTAACAACATATTCACCATTTGAAAGAAGTGCCGGAATTTTATCATCTTTAGGTCCACCCGGACCAGTAATTTTACCACCAGAAGCAAATTTAGGAATTACTCTACCAATTCCACCGGGAATTGAAATTTTCCCAATTCCACCAGCCATTGATTCTGCTGCAATAAGATTAATTTTTTCTGCAAGAGCCGTTGCCTCCGCAGCCATTTTTTGAGTAGTATCTTTTACAGTATTCCCTAATTCCTGATATGCCATACCAAGAAATTCAAGTCCATTAGAAGATGCTGCCAAACTGTTAATCATTGCTGGAGCGAGGCTATCTTTCATAGAGCCTCTTATTCTATCAGCAAGTTTCTCACCCGTCTGAGTTGAAGTAACTGTAAGAGCATTCTGCATTGCAGCACTCATATTATTATATTCTTGTAAGAACATAGAAGAAGTTGATTTATAGAAATCAGTAGCAATTGCCCTAAAGTTTTCTGGACCTACTCCTACACCACCGGAAGCCTTAATTGACGCTTCAAACGAGTTGAACGCTTGATCGTAAGTATTTTTTACATCAGCCATAGCCTTTTGGCGCATACCTGCCCATTGTTCCGGCCCCAATTGCTGATTGAACCAGTTATTTGTATCTTCATAATTTGCGCCCATTTTAGCCAAGGATTTAAAGGAAGCAACAGCATCGGGATTGATCTCTTCTATTTGCCTCAAAGCCCTAAGTTGTGCTAATTGGTCACCAGATTGCTTTACAGCAGTAACAGTACTTAATTCTTTACCATATGCTGAAATTGGACCTTGAGGTTTAATACCTAATTCGTTTAAAACAGTTGTAACAATTTCCGTTGTCATCATCTGTGCAGGAATAAGCGGTAATGTTTGATCTTGATTTTTTAAATTAATTTCTTTACCTTGTGGAGTATTTGTAAATATTCCGGGAACAATAGAGCGGCTGCCCATAATACTCTGAGTTATTTCATTTGCTAAACCATGAGAGAAAGTAACACCTCCTACTGGCCCCATCTCTGTTTGCTCTACAAGATTACGCCTAATACCTTTACCGCTTTGGTCTGTACCTGTTATAAACATTGTATTAACATAACCTGCTTGAGCAAGCACTTGCTCTGGAGTTCTTGCTGCTCCGCCGCCTCCAGATGATGGGACAATATATGGTCCACCACCAATTGGGTTTCCTTCTGTAGGTCCACCCGGACCACCCATAATTGGAGGAATCCCCCCTCTTTCAACTTGCATGAGTCTTTCAATATTATCGGTATATCTAGTTAGGGCAACATTAAATAAGTCAAGCATTTTTGCCTGAGTCCCCATTTGAGAACTTATAGTTTCACTTAATTTAGATGATGCTAATTGCGCTTTATCAATTTCTTCAAAGTAGTTGGACAGTCCCGCTACACCATTTTGAATTGCTTTAAATGGGTTACTCCATCCACCGCCTGACCCTACCCCCTCTTTAAACATTCGCATCATGTTAGTAAGTTTAAATACTTGTCCTACAAGGTTCGCCATAAGACCAGAGAACATAATGATGGGGCCAAGGATCGCTGCCCCGCCAAAAAGTCCTCCAATTATATATCTAAGTGGACCTAGTTTTTGAAAAATATTAACAATTGATGTTGCAGCATTAATAACTTTTGTTGCTAAATCTAAGAATGCTTGACCAATGGGTAGCAGAGAGGTTTTAAGGCTCTCTACGGCTATTTTAAATCTACCTGAACTAGACTGCTGTAAAACATTTGTTTGTTGCGTAGCGATATCTGTAAGGTCTTTAGAACTAAGGCTCATCATATTCATAACTTTGGCAGACTGAGTTCCAGTTCTATTAAAATTATCAAGTAGGGCGGTAACGCGGGCGGCTTGGAATTTTCCAAATAATTCCGTAATAACCTGCTGACGGGCAAGTTGTGGAAGTTTATTTAAAGCCGCTTGAAGTGATTCAATCATTCCAACAACATTGCCAGTGTTTTCTTTTACAAGGTTCGGTAGATCGATACCATATTCTTTAAGTGCCATTACTGAGGCTTTTGTTGGAACAATTAATCTTTGCAAGGAATTCTTAAGAGCATTTGCTCCGTCTGCTGCCCCGACGCCGCCTTCTTTCATTGCTACCAGAAAAGCAACGGTATCCTTATAGGTTCCACCCAAATTTTGTACAATTGGTCCCACGCGAGGAATAGCATCAATCAAATCTTTCATTGTTGTACTAGTTGCTGCTTGAGCAGCACTGAAAAAGTTCATAGCATCAGCAGTCTGGCTTGTACTTAATTTATAAGCAGTTTGGAGAGAAATGGTGGCTTTCATTGCTGATTGCATATCTGTTTCACCTAGTACCATTGCTTGTGAAACTGTTTTAGTTAAATTAATTAATTGATCTTGCGTATAACCAGCAGCAGACAATGCTGCTGCGACTGATGTAGTCTCTTGGGCACTTTGTCCATACATATTAGACATTTGTTGAGCAACTTGTTGAACTTGAGTTTTAATCTTGTCAAGTTCCGCCTGTGAAGGAAGAGCCTTTGTAAAGGCTTGACCTGCTGCCCCGCCAATACCATAAGTACGTTGAAGCATTTGCATGTTTTTATCAACTTGGTAATACATGTTTGCAAGTCCGGCACCTGCTGCTGCAAGAGGTACTGTGAAGCCAACTGTTAACTGACGACCGGCCCACTGAGTATTCTTACCAAAATTAATGATTTTATTACTTGCATCCATCATTGCTGTGTTATAAGCCTGTTGTTGAATTGTTGCTACAGCACTCTTTTGAGCAACAGAACCCATATCAGTAATTACTTGAGCATACCCAGACTTAGCAGCACTAGGAACTACAAAAGACTCAGAAATTTTTGCTTGCGCTTGAGCAATAATATTAAGGTAAGGAATATTTTCTTTAGAACGGTTTTTCCAAATATCAAAATATTGAGAAGTAGTAAATTTACCTTTTACAAATTGTTCCGTTAAATGTGCGGTAGCATCTGAAACTTTTACTGTTTCAACTTGCATATTCCTTAAAGAATTAACAGTTGTTAAAAAAGAATTTTCAGCACTTTTAAGACCGGCCTCAAGTTCTTTAGTAAAACCCGCGCCAATAGATTGACTATTAACATTAGCAATAGAAACTTTAAGTTTATCTAATTGAGCATATATAGCAGCAAAATTAGCATTACCAACTACTTCAAATTCTATACGTTGGGTCATATTTGATCAGCACCGTCAACATTCATGAAACCAAGACCCATGCCAATACCAAAGCCTGATTCCGCAGCCTGACGACCATTTAAGGTTAATACATCCTGTTTTGCTTCCTGCTGTTCCAATTCAACCTCATCCATGTCGATCCCTTGAAGGGCGGCAAGGAATTTCCTATCTTTATTTTCTCTTTCTCTAATAGCATTTATAGTTGCTATTAATTCTTCAAAACAAAGACTTTCTTCAAGTTCCTCGTAGTTCTTCCATCTTCCTAGAAGGAAGACCTCTGCTTCTAAGGCAACGAGGTCTAATTCATCCCAACTAGACCCGTTGCCGCGAGATTTGGGTCACCATTTAATTTAAGACCCCCCGCAACTTCAAGAATCTTCATTAGGGTTGGAACTTCAATAACATCTTCAAATTTTTCTTTATCTTTTGCTAGTTCTGGGGAAAACTGTTCCATGCACACCATTCCCGCTTCAATAAAAACATCTAAAGCATCATCTTCAGTTTTTACATTTTCATCATCAAGTTTTGCAATTACCTTTGTAAACTTCTTCAAATTCTTAATTGTTAATGGACGAACGCTAATTTCTTCGCCACTTGAAAGTTGAATATCAACAACTTCATAAACGGTGTTTGCCATTTATAGCCTCCATTTTTCTCTACTTGATTATATCAACATTTACTTATAAAATACAAATGCCCCCGTTTGTGAAAACGAGGGCATTTGTACGATATAAGAATATATCAGCCGTAGACTCTATCAATGATAAAGCCATATTCAGAACCACCGGCTTCTGGACGATCAACGTCTGGAAGGGCACGGAAAGATACTGGGAAAACAGTTGCAGCATCACGCTTGAGAGCATGGGCTGTAGTCTGTTCCTGAACAATACGACGTGCAACATAAACACGTTCCTTAGTTCTCTTAGCAGATACATCAGAACCATTGGTGTATGGATTTGTAACTGTTGAACCGCTTGTTGGGTATGGAGTCTGCTGTGAGCCAGAGACTGCACCCATAATACCGGGAGCATTACCAACAAAAACGAGTGTACGCTCTACTGGTGCAATACCAAGTGAGCCACCATTGATGTTCAACTGCTGAACTGCTGAAGCAGTGCCAAGACCATACTGCTGAATTGCAGCGACAGAAGCAGCACTAGTACCTACGTTAAGTAGTGATTCCTGCTGGCCCCAAACGAAGTTCATGTTTTCAAATGTACCTTCATCAAGTTCAGTCTTGATTACGATCTTGAGACTCTGCTGGAATAGACGAGCAGCATCAAGCAACTGGTCAACAACAACATCTGAGTAGCCGGGTTCGTAAGAAACATCAACACCTGTACTAGTGAAACCAAGTTCACGGAACATAGCAGAAGCATTACTGTTTAGGAATGCTGCAGTAGAAACTGAAGCAGCGCCAGCATTAGCATGACTATTTGACTGAGAACCGCCAGATACGTTTACAGTCCAAGGGAAAGCAGAAGAATCTGTTAGACCGGGACGGTTTGAGCCTGTGCCGAATGATACCCATAGACGAGCAGCACCGACAAGAATATTTTTCTGTGAAGCAGCCATTATTTATTTCACCTACCTTTCTTCAAAGATATGGTTATTGCATTTCCTCATTATTATAATAACAGATTAATTGCCAAAAGCAATTTAAGCAAATCTGCCGTTAGAATCAAGTTTCCTACAGTATCCATATTGAATATTTATATGACCAACCATGAGTCCACCTTCATTTTTAAAAGGAGTTGGTGCTTTTACTGACTCTACCGCCGTATATTTAAAATCAAAATTATTTGAAAATATTGTTGATGATTTAAATATATCTCTTGCAGATTCATCGTATCTACGGAACAGGTCGAACAAAAAATTTAAAATTGTGTTTATTTTATCGTGATATAGCGACACTATCATTAAGTCTAGTGTTTCATGTGTCATCCACCACATTTCTGGTGTTGGAAGAATTTCATAATCATAAACTAAATAAGTAGCAGTTGGAAGTAGATTATTAAATTCTGGAATTTGCTGAGATGGAATAATGGGAACTAACGGTGTATCAAAACCATCTGCATAGTAATCTTGAGGGTTTAAAATGCCCGTTGATTGTAACTGATCCCAAATATATTTTCTTATATCATAAACGGCTAAAGAACTATAATCTGTCATACAACATCACGATCCTGAGAATAACTTGAAGTAACTTTCTTAATTGTTGCATAAACCATTTGAGGTGAAGATCCTTGAATATTAATTGTTTTTGCCACTTCATTACCAATTTGTTGAATTAGTCTAGAACTTTGAATCACTAAAGGTGCTTTTGTATCGTACCAAATTTTACTAAAATCTCTTAAAGCATGTGTAGTTTTGGTACCACCCGGATTTAAAATATTAATCACTCTACCCGCTGGTACAAAAACTAATTCTCTACCATCTGGAGAAAAAACAATTGTTTTTTTAGTTGTCATATAAATAGGAGTATTTTCTTCCATTATTTCCATTTTATTTCTAAAAATACTTCTTGTATTTACAAATTTACCTGTTTTACCGGGTTGCAGCAATGCTTGTGAAATTGGTACAGGTTTTGTTGATTTAAGAGGAATAATATCAATAGTTAAATTACCATATTTGATAGAAGATCTTTTTAACAAAAATAATTTTCTAGGTTCTCTACCCACCTCACCCCATTCATAAAGATGATGATACCTTTTGGGGTCTTGCAACGCTGCAATAGACAAATCTTTTAAAAATTTTTTAGTAGTTATTGTAAATATTGCTTTAGATATTTCAGTAAGAGATATAGGACTAATTATTAATTCCATTTGTTTAACTTTAGAATTAACTAATACAGAAACTGCATCAAAATTAGATTTAGGAACCACTAGTTGAATCATTTTGTTGAACCAAAACTCTCTGAATAGTAGTTTCATAATAACTGACTCTGCCAAAGGGGTCCAATTCAGCATGAGAAGCAGTAACATCAAAAATCATATCTGGTTGACCGTATTTATCAATTTCTTTATAAATAGAATTACCAGCAATATCTTTTATTCCAGATACCCTCCATCTACGACTTAAAGGCTCTGGTGATTTCATTTTTAATTGAAATCTTTCTTGATATGAGTTATCTGAACCATAATCAAATGTTTTATTATCTGAACGATTAAGCGCCCCGCCGGATTTAATTGGCTCTATCTTGCAATCTAGAGTTCTATCATAAACCCACTGCCTTGTGACGTTTCCACTATCAGCCTGAGTATTTTGCTGAACATATATTTCAGCGGTCATATTCATAATACTGCCAATAAATGAATTAATCATTAAATAATAACAATCCCAACATTACGATATTGATCAAGGATGTTATCAACGATAAGATTACCAGTTCCATTATAGGCACCGGCTTTCATCTCAAATGAAACTTCACTCATGCTAATCTTATTAAGATATTTAACTCTCCAAGCGGAATCATTAGACATATAATCACCAGCAAGCAAAATAGCAGCAAGTTTAACATCTTGAGGAACATAATTCCAACCAATTAATCCAGTAAACTTATACCTTGATTGATTTCTAAATCTTCCGTAATAAAGAACTGTAGGATCAACTTGATTGTCATAGCGAACATCCCATGAATTATTTACAATTCTAACAACTCTACTGGTTTGAGTTATTTCTAGATCAAAACCAAAAGTGTTGTAAGTTACGCTTCCATTAGATGCACTATAAACCAAAGTACCGTTTTCGTAAATTGAATCTAAAGACTGAATAGGTTCAGTTAACCATGCAGCATCTGAACCATTTCCAACAACTTCCTGATATCCATATCTCAAAGAGAACTGTTGTCCAGTATAACCATTAATAACAGTTCTTGCAAGTTTTTCCATATTAGTTATTTGAGCATGAGATTTATAATTATTATCCTGTGGACGAGTTCCAAATCCGTAGTAATCTATAATATCTGAAACTGTTGCATAAGGTGTAACAATCTCAACATAATTAGTTTCTGTTGTTAAATTTCCATTTACAGAATAAGACCAAACTATTTTTAAAACTCTATTAATTGAAGTTATTGATGGACCTATCTCAAAACTATAAAGACCTAAATATGGTTCATTGTAGGCTGACCCAGAAATTAAAATTGTATTAGCAGGATCATCTGCATTGTATATTTGTACCGTTACAGTACCATCAGCATCCACCTTATTACCATCACGGTAGATAACCAATTCTATTTTATCTGTAGCGCCACTATGAATTTCTTGCAACTAATTCCCCTCCAGATTAAGAGTAATACTCCTGTACCTCTTTTGGAGTGGCTGGTCTAAACCCTTCATGATGATCAAAAATTTCTTGAGCAAAACTTTCAGGGACAGCCAAGAAAGGGTGTTCTGCTGTAAAGGTTGCTGGACCAACTTGATAAGAAAAATTCTTTCTGTCCATCTTTACAAGAACACTTCTCTCATTTACAAGGTTGAGAGGTGGAGTATTCTCTGTTGGTATTTCTAAATTTTCATTTTCTATCTGTGCAAATCTTTCATAATCCTGATAAGAAACACCTTCTTCTTGAAGGAGTAGAATAACAGCATTCTTTGTAATTTTTTCAGGTACTTCCACACCAAAACTGTCTGCAATTGCTTTCAATTCTGATAGTTTAAGATCTTTAAAAGACATTTTTATTTCCTTTCTTTATAGTAAAATTATAGCAGAAACCAAACAAGGGAGGCGTTTGCCTCCCTTGTTTGGTCTTCCATTACTACTAGAATGTAGTGGTGTATGGAGATGTATTGGAACCAAATGTAATGCCAGAAGCATTGCTTGTTGTGAATGTAGATCCGAATGCTGGCTGAGTTCCAGCAACCTGAATATTCTTAACAATAACGTGTGCGTCGTAGTTTTCAATTGCACAGCCAACACGAATGAATAGAGTGTATTCAATTGTGTCTTTCTTGGGCTGGAATAGACGGTAGACGACAACATCGCGCTTGATACCAATGATGAAGTTCTGTGGGAATGTAAGGTGTACATCACCATACAGAGTTCCACTTGTAGTTACTGTCATGCTTGGTGCGGTATTTAGTCCAAGATCTTCACGCATCAATGGTACGTTGATAACAGGAATACCAAAAGCAAATGGAGTAACTGTACCGGGACCGCCATCGTTAGCAGCAACATCACCACGAATAATTGGTGATGCGATATCGAATGGGTTGAATCCACCAGAAGTACCTGTATTCATGGAGGTCAAGTTGTACAGGTAATCCTGAACCAAGTTTGAACCTGCGAAGAAACGTAACTGGTTTCTACGCTGCTTGTACTTACGGGGAAGAGCCTTAATAGCATTATTGAAAATAGTGCGGTCAAGACCCTGCTGATTAGCATCAACAACGTGTGCATTTGATATTGCAAGTTGACGGAAACCATTGAATGCACCATAAAGACCTGACTGTGCGGTATTACCGTTGATCAGTACGTCTTCAATATCATTACCGGCCTGTGTTGCCATAAGTCGTGCAATGTGATCTTCAAGATCTGGTCCTTCAATGTTATCTTCAAGTGCCTCTGCTGAGAGTTCCCAGTCAAGACGTAGTTTACGAGTTGTAAGAGAGATCTTTGAGAAAAGGGCACCGGCAGCGATGCTGTTTGTTCCCTGTGCATAGTCTCTTGGATTTTCTTCAGATGCAACTGTCATGATTCTCTGACCTACGGCGACACGATCAATTTCAGTAGTATTTGAACGCATACGAATTGTGCGTGCAGACTTTGCCAAAATTGTAGCGTCCCACATGTAGTCAAGGAACCTGTTAGCCTGATCTGGGTAAAGAAGACCGTTACCTGAGTTTGTTACACCGTCACCAGAAAGGTTTGGGTTTACAGTAGACCCAAGGTTACCAGTATCAATAACTTTTTGTAAAAGTTCGTTGCTCATATTTTTTCACCTACCTTTTTTTTAAAATTTCTATTTTAAATTGTAATAATCTAAGATTATAGATCGCGTGCGCCGAGGAAATGCCCGTTCCATATACTCTTTGTTATTTTATTATTATCTGTTGAAGCCTGTTCGACCTCACCAGACTTTCTTACTGCTGTTGCTGATTCAAAAGAATCAACGCGCTTCTGTAGATCCAGAAGTTTCTGAGTAACCTCTGCAACATTATTTGAAAGATCTGTGATCTTTGAACCGAAATCATCAATAGACTTCTGAATGTTGAGGTTAAAATCATCAACTGATTTCTGAACATCCTGTGCTGCGTTAGTAGCATCAGCATAATTCTTCTTAATTGCATTTTCAAGGTCGATCTTAAGTCCATCAACCATCTTAACAAAGTCTAATTCATCTACAGGGAGTTCTGAAACGGTTGCGGCCTTCTCTACAGCCTCTTCTTCAACGGTTTCAAAAACTTCTGCAACGGCTTCTTCTACCGCTTCATCGACCGGAGCGGCCTCAACTAAATTAGTTTCATCTGCCATTTCATTGCCTCCTTTACTTATTATTTTTTCATCAATACTCTTATTAACTTTAACTTTTATTTTTTTAAGAGTACTCAATTTGTGTCCAACTATTTTGTCTGTGGGCACAAAACCTTTATCTGTTTTTTTATAAATTTTAATTACTGCCGCAGGATCTTCTTCACTTCCAGTAATTGTAAATGAAGAATCTGGAACTTTGTAACTTCCATTTTTAACAATTTTAGTAATTTTACCATAAGCAGTTCCACCGCTAGACCCCCATTTTACAAAGTCACCTGTGGACAAGTCATCTGCCTTCTTAATAGGGTTCTGATCAGGATACATATTTATAGTTTCATTACTATCAATTGCACCACTTGAATTAGTTCCAGCATCACCATCTCGCGTTGTTGCAGCATGAGTTGGGCCACCAGCATCATCTTTCTTGAACTGAGCCTGAACGAATTTCTTTACAGTTTCTGATTTAGTAACATCTGAACTTTCAACCCAACCAATTGTTGACATTGGATCACCACAAATAACACAATCTTTATTATCAATTTCAGAAGTTGTTGCCATTTGATCATTCTTGCACCAGAAAACATTTTCAACAACAATTTCTGTAGCCATGCCCTTCATAAACATACCATCTTCATTTTTCTGAATAGAAAAAATATTAGCAAGGGGATTGGCTGGATTATCTACAAGTGAGAGTTCCATAAGTTCATAATCTTTAATTACTCTATTGTCTTCTTTTGAGTCACCGGGTTCGTATGAGGCTTCAACAATATTACCGCCAATAGAAAAGCCGGTAAGTGTACCATCTAATACTTTTTCCCATGTATCTTGGGCACCCTTAGAAATATAGGCATCAACATAGATACCTTTATAAGATTTTCCAGTTTCTCTATCAACATAATCTTGTGATTCAAACGAAACTACTTTGCCAACAGCAATTGGCTGATGCATTTCTCTCAGATTACCGCGAAAACGATTGAAAGCCTTTTCGCTGGCTTCTGGAGTTACAACATCACCATGACGATCAATATTGTCAAGGGTCGCAAACCCCGAAACAGTTCTTTTGTCCTTATTGACTTTAGCAATGGGAAAAGCCATGTTGATCTTTTCCTTGCTATTTGTCCAATTAACTTTGTTAATGTCCATTTGAGTTAATAGTAACAATAAATTTTAACAAATCAAAATTTATCCTACTCGTCTACCCTCACCTTTAGGATTTCTTTCACCATCTGTTGAAGATTGATTCATATTTCTTTGCTGATCACGATTTCTATTACCAGAAGCCTGAGTTCTTTCTTCAGCACCTTGCTGAGCATTTAACTGAACTGGAGTATCGCCGCCGGGTCTTGGAGTAAGACCCTTACGAACACGAATTTCATTAGGTACAAGGACTTGCATTCTAAGTTGTGATTCGTCAATCTTACTTTGAGTAAGTTCATCAGTCAAAGTTAGTTCATCAAATGCAAGAATAAAAGCATCAGTAAATTCTTTAATAATTTGATTAATTTTACGTTCAAGTTCGTCCTGAGCGGGACGACATACTTGTTCTTTAAATGTTTTGTCTGCCGCCATTGCTGCCGCATTTCCTACGCCATTTGGAGCGCCAATTTTAGAAATAGGAACACCATCTGCAAATAGGATACGATCACGATTCTCAACAGCGTAATTCCTGAATGAAGAATCTTGAACACCTGCTTCAATTGGCTCCATTTTAAACTCTACGCGAGAATTTTCTCCATCTGAAGGCAATGGAATATATAATGTTCTATGATTTCTACCGCGCAAACCAGTCTGGAAGAATTCAAGAAGTTTTCTTTCAGAATCTCCGCTTAACTTAGCACCCTTGACAGTAATAATATATCTAGGAACCGCTTTATTCTCAAAATAATCAAGATTAAACCTTGAAGCAAATTCGTCACCAGCAATTGCATTTTTTGCTGACAAAATATCAGGAACTCCATAATATGTGTTTGTTGGAGTATAAGTTTTAAAATGAATTACTTCGTTTGGTTGTGGATCTGTACCAATTTGATCTTGAGTCGTTGTATCACCAAAATTACGGAAATATGTGTAACGATTATATACAACTTGAACAAATCCATCACGGTGACGGCGGATTCTCATAGTTACAGTTGGAATATGACCAATATAACCAATTCTTCCAGTAGATGTTCGACCAATTTCCATGTAAGCATTGCCACAAGTCTCTAAATCAATATAAATTTTCTTCATAATCCACAAAAAACTGTCATCAGAATTTAAAGATTCCAAATATTCTCTTAATTCTGTTTTTGCAGACACAATTCTTTTACGAAGTTTCTCTAATTTCTTATCATCATCCATCACATCTTCAATTTTGCTTAAAGTTTTAGGTGTTTCTTCAAAATGATAACCAAGCCCCACAACATTCGCTGCTTTTGCATTAATTGCAGCATGATGGAATGGTGAAATATCGTAAAGTTGGGCTAAATACATCAAATTATAGGGTGGTTGAACAATTTGGAATAAAGAATATCCAGTAAGGTCTAGTGGATCAAGTTTCTTTGACTTTGCATCATCTAAACCAGTATATGCTTTCTGCAATCTTGTTGCTTTTCTTTTAAAATTAGTGCTTAAACCTTCTAATTTGCTTAACTCATCCCAATTTTTAGTAAAAGGATCATCAAAACTTGATTCAGAAAGTAAATTAGAGTTTTGAGTTCCCAAAGAAACTTTTATTAATTGATTTTCGTCTTCATCAAAATCATCTACCGGCACAAGCGATGTCACAATAATCCCATTTTCTTTTTTTCATCTAAATCTTCTTTAATCGCAGGAACATCAAGTTCATCTGGAATTAATCCCCACTCCATGCGACTCTTTTGTTCTTCATATTCTTCATCCGTAACTTGCCTATGACCAGAAAACCAAATAGGTCTACCTTCTTCTAAGCCATAATATTTTGCTGCTTCTTTTAACTTATTAATTTTTCTAATATCGCCTTTCATAGAAGCAATATTTAAATAATTTCCATCTTCATCACAAACTAGGCCGTCAGGCATCATCCATAAATATAGACCATAATCAACTTCTTCTACCTGTGTGACTCTTCTATTTACCATGTCAATTATTTTACCATTTAATTGTTCTAAAGTACAATTTTTGTCACTAGATTAACCAATTTTATAAGAAGAAACACTTGTCAACGCATCATTATAGTAACTTGATTGCCATAATTGACTTGGAGTATCGTTTATTACTTGTATGTTGTTTGAAACAAAATGTTGATATCTGCTAGATGCTGTTGAAGGAAATACCTGACTGTTCCACAAATTAATATATCCATAAGAGGCGTGCGTATGATTGCCAGAATTCTGATATTTTCCATTTATATAAATTGAACTAGCGGCGGGACCACCAAAATCATAGAAAAAATGATAGTACTGACCAGTTGATGCACTAAAACTATTGCTATTGGCTTGATAATAAATTCCATTTATATATACACTACCCGAACCATATCGAAGATTTCCAGTATTTTGTTCAATATACATATATGGGTGTGCGCCGCCACCATTTGCTTGATCTAAAAGATAATTTTGATTTTGAGGCCAAGCATCTGCTTTAAACCAAAAATCTATACCATATGCTTGATAAGCACTAGATGTTGGAGTAATAACAGCATACCCATCACTAGTACCAGAAGACCTGTCAAAATGCAGGCCAAATTTATTAATACGATTTAAAATTGGTTCTGGATTTTTCTTAACAGCATATGAATGTTGACCAGAATTATCTGTCAAAGGTTGTATTAAGTATTTACCATCCATTGTCACAAAAGAAAGATCTCTATAAAGCGTTATATTTAAATTGCTAAATGATTGATTAACATTTTCTATCTCATATTCATAGGGAACAGTTACTTTTAACAAAATATCACTATTTAATGAATTATAGTTTATTGGCAACTGCTCTCCGCAAAGAATCGTATTCCAAGTACTACCATCTTGTGAATATTGAACCATGCAATTATCCATAGATGTCCAAAAAACTTTACTTCCAACTATATCTGAATTGAAATGTGATAAAGGTATGTTGGTTATCCAAGTAGATACTTGTGAGATAGAAAGATCTGAATTAAATCTAGACATAAACATTTTATTATCCGTAAAGTCATATCCAGAAAAAGTTGTTTGACTTACATTATTCATTCCTAAATTTTTAATATAAATATTATTTGCGGAAGGAGAGTAAGGATTATTACCTGCATATATTGAAGTATATGAGTTTATTTTTAAATTAGTTATAGTACCACTTGCTGTTACTCCCGCTCCATATAAATATACATTTTCTCCCCAAAAAGACAGGCCAAAATTATAAACACTTGAACTATTTAAACTTGTTGATAGAGTAAAAATATTAGAAGATGTTGATGTTACCGGATCATAAGAATTTAAATAAAAACCGTTACTTGCTGCGTAAACATATAAAGTTGATTGATTATCAATAACTTCAGGTAAAGCAAATAGTGTATTGTAAGAACCTACAACTCCTGAAATTTGAGCAGTTATAGTTTTATAACTTTCACTAGAAAAAAGATTTCCATATTTTGACATTTGTAATGCAGTAACATTATTTGCCATCTTAATTCCAGAAGCAGTTATTGTTACTGAACCACTAGGGGTAAGGTCACTAATAAAAAAATTTGGAATTCTTTTATATTGTATGCCTTCAACATCATCAATAATAATATTATTTTTATAAATTCCCTCAGAATTAAATAGGTTACCTGTAATATATTTATCTATAATTACTTGATAATCCCTTTCATAAAAATTAAAAAGAGAAGATTCTAATTGAGATGTTATTGATGTGGGTTTATCTGGCAAAAAACCTATAACTACTCGTCTTCGTTGTTGATCTTTGTTCAAAAAATAATTGTATACAGCAAAATCACTTACAACAAAGTTTTTAGAGGAATCATTTATTGAAGATCCATCTATTTGATATGTACTAGTTGTTGATTTTGAAGGAAAGGAAGATACGTCATAAGCATAACCAGATACTCCTTCTTCTCCATTGACAGTTATTGTTATTTTTCTATTTGAAAAACCGGCTAAAACATAAAAATTTGTATGTAAATTTCTAACAGGGATATATGCCTCAGTATTATTAACACCGTTTACTCTAAATCTAAAAGTATTTTTATTGTAATCATAATAAATTAAACCAATTTCTGTAGAACCATTCATTATTTTTACAATCTTTAAAACATTATTTACATAATACTGAGAAACAGAACTTAAACTGTTAGGGTAACCATTTCCATTAAGCGTACCATTAAAAGAAAACCAAAATTCTATTTGAGTAGTAGTATCATCAAAATTTTTATAAAATCCATCATAAACATTATTTATAGTTACAGAAGAAGAATTTTTATTAACTAAAATAGAAGATGCAGAATTTGAAATTAATGGAGGTGTTGTATAAATTCCATTAATCACACTTGCATTAGAACCAACTGTAGCAACTCCTGTACCATTCAGTTTCCAATAGCCTAACGGCTTGGAACCTTGTACCAATAATGTATAAGACACAATTACCTCGTTATAAAATTTAAAATATTATATTAATATTCTACATCATACAAGGAACTATGCGGGAGAAGTTGATTGTGATGTAATATCAACAATTTCACAAACACCGGCTGAGCAGGCAAGATCCTGAGTACCAGTTGTGCTATCTACCGTTTCATAAAGAGAAAGCATTTCCCAAGTTATGCTGCGAGGGAAATCCTTGACCAATTGATCATACTCTTCCTTCTCAATTTCCTGATATGGAGCCTGACGATAAGTATGTTCTGAATAAGGAAGAAAAGAGATACCAGAAACTTCATCAAAATGCTTCCATACCCAAGCACCAACTTCCATCCATTCATGATCCTTTACAGAAACAGTAATTGAAGGCTTATGCTCACACCAAGCGCGTTGATAAACTAGCCAAATGTTTAAATGCTCAACTGCACTAAGATCTTCTCTGAACACAGCATTCGATGGTGCTTTAACTGGAAATGAAAATACAGTAGTATCATTTGGCTTCATAACATCATCTTCTGCTGGAACACCAGAATCTTGAAGGAAACGAGTTAAAGGATCTTTTTTGTCACCACGAACAGTTCTAATGTAATACTGACTGTGCCAAGGGTGCATTCCTGAAGAAACTCCGGTTAACTGAGAAACAGTTCCAGAAGGCTTAACACAGGTAATAGCAGCAGAAGGATTAATATTAAGTTTCTCTGCCTCAGATTTATTTGCATCTACAGCAACTAGACGCAGATCTTCTAATACTTTTGAAAGTTTATCTAAACCATCTTGACCTGAGAAAAACTTATTACCAAATTGTCCCGTAATTGAAACGCCTAGCAGTCTTTCTTCTTCAGTATTCTGTTTCCAGATCTTACGAAGATACTTAAAATCAGTAAGAGTGGATTGCCAAGTACCAAGGATAGTAGCAAGTTGTACCTTTCTAACCATAGACTTTGGAGTGTCATTTTCACGAACTACAACCTCTGAAAGATTGCAGAACTGGTATGGGCGCAAAATAATTTCTGAGCAAGGATTCGTGCCATAACGAATATTATCGTCCCTACGACCATACTTAGAAGCCTGCATTTGAGCAGCCTTAATATTATAAATGCCGCGCTCACCAGACTTAGAATCATAAAGATTCTTCCATTCTTCCATGAAGTCTGCCATTGAAGGCTTTTCTGTGTAAGCAACTGAATTATTAGAAAGTGCGCGATGTCCTTCTGTTGCCCACCATGAGCCAAACTTGGCCTTAGCCATGTCTGTATCGCTAAGATCAGAAAGGCTGATCATAGCAGAACGACGTACGCCACCAACAACTACAACCTCACCAATCTTACACATAATGTCATGTGCTTCAATAGGCTTAAGTTTGCGACCTGCAGCATTGCTAAATGTATAAATGCAGAAATCAAATAGTGCCTCAAGGGGTTCTGGACCGGAAGCCCTTCCACCGAAGGTCTTCAGTCTAGCACCTGCGGGACGAACTTTTGAAGTATCCCATGATGGGATTTGTCCTGCCCAAAGCATAGCAAGAAGTTCTCTTAACGCTCTAGCCCAACCAGCCTTAGAATCCTCAACAACAATAACAGTGCCTGACTTCTCAAAATGTTCATTGATAACTGGAAGTTTATTTACATATACCGACTCAACAGAAAAACCAACTCCAGTTCCACACATAAGGATATACATTGCTTCATCAAAAGAGCGGGGTGAGTCTACTGGAAGGAATGAGCAATTATATCCAGCAACATGATCTCTTTCTAAAGCGGGTCCAGCAGTCATAACGCCTCTCATAGAAGGCATAATATTCATTGTAAGGACAGCATTCTTAATTTCATCAACAAGTTCTTTTTCGGGCCAATAGTTATAGGTTGCAAGATGCCCAACCATAAAGTTAAAGTATCGGTCTACAGTTTCTTCCCAAGTTTCACGACGGTTTTCTTGCTCTAGCCACCGGGCATAGCGAGATAGGGCAATAAAGTTCTGGAATGGATTTTCAATCATAAGTGTTTCACGGGCCTTTCGGAAAATTTAATTAGGTTTCTAGTCTAACATGCTCAACTTTCTAAATGAAGATTTTTATAAATATTTTTTAGTCGTCCGTATGCTGGTCTGGTGACTTTAATCCAATCAAATTGATCATGCGCTTTAAAAGAATTTTTAAATGCGAGGTCAGAAAGGTATCCATAATTATTTCTAGCATTTGCCATAGCATTTTTAAATTGTTGCTCGTTTGGACGGTACATTTGACCGGGATGAATTGTAGGCCACGGTGTCTGAGTTATGGTAGAATCTATAGGAACTGTGATGAGATCTTTGTAATCTGACCATTCATAAGTTGTAATAACTGGAATACCCATAGCAATTGCTTGAAGAGGTATGAAACCAAACCCCTCCCCCCATGTTGGATATATAACTACATCTGCCATTTCGTAAAGTTGAATCATTTGTACTGGATTTAATAAATCTGTTGTTACGGTTATATTGCTATATAGCATTCCGGGGGATGCATTAAAACCATTTTTTTTAGTTGTAATATTGTTGGCGTTAGTGCCTTTAATAATTAATCTATATTCAGGGTTATCGCCAAAGAGTTCTATGAAGCAACGTGCAGCCATTGGTCCATCTTTACGGTTATAAGGCTCGCCAATAAATAGAAAAGTAAAAGGTTTATTTTTATCGTACTTGCGTCTTTTAGGTTTAAACTCTGGATTAATACCATGTATGTATGGGAAAATTTTCTTATCTGGAAGGTTTTTCTGAAAAACTTGACGACACCAAGATGATGTGGTCCAAATCTCATCGCAAGCATTCATCTTAGGGTACCATTCAGGATGAAATTCTGTAGACTCCCAAGGAGTGTATCCTATTTTGTAACCATTTGATAGGAATTTATAATCCGGCGGGAAACCAAAATATATTTCTATGTCTGCTTCATAGGGAGTATTATCATTAACTTTTTTGCAATGTACGTCTACTCCTAGTTGTTTCAAGGATCGGTAGGCGTGGTAGGCGGCAGTTCCGTAACCGACTCTTCGATCTTGATACTCAAAAGACCCTGCCAGATAAACTTTCATGTGCTACACTTCGTTATAATTGAATAATATATATATTATATTAAATATATTAGATTTACTGAATATTATTATATATGAAAGAGATTATAAATATGACAGATGCAGAAATTTGTTTTCAATGGCGTCAATTTGTAGTTCAGGGAAGAATAGAACCATTTTTTGATTGTTTAGAAAATCATGAAGCCATGCATCCCTTTTTCAATCACGACCTTGACAAAATTGTTTTTGAATGTTTAGCCTGTAATTACATTGTTAAACCGGGTCATGATATGCTGGAACGTATGAAGAGTGAGGTCGAAACGGTATGGCAATCTCCCATTTTCGATGTGTAAGAAGGGATTTCAGCGATGAACGATAAACAATCTGAAGCATTATTAGAAATACTCTCAGGATTGTATATTCAATCTTTACGGCAATATGATGTATTATGTTTAATAGCCGATAAACTCGATGCTAAGATCATCGAGTTAAAGGACTTACATGAACAGGGTTATGTGCTTGCACCAGACCCGGCTTTGAGGATTGATGACAGTAAGACATCGGGTCATAACTGATTGGATAAAAATGAAGCGGGGCTGTGAAGTTTGCGGGTA